TTGTAAAAAAGTATGTTGCAAAAAAACGTATATCTGACACTGGAAAAATTTCAAACATGGTTATTATGGCCGTTGTTTGGACTTCATTCTTTCTAGAAGAGTTTTTAACAGAAACAGATGTTTTGGTAATTCTTGGTTCAAATCAAGTATTAAAAGACACAACCATAATGCACCTTGATCCTGAACTGACTGACTTATCTCTGTCGGAGTTGATGGAAGCAGTTTCGAAAGCATATGACGAAAAACAAAAATGAAAGTCCTAGCACATCTAGTTGACGTTGACATGAAAAAACCGGTAGTGAATCCCTGTAGTGAGATATCATTGCCGGTTCTTGTTGAACCTAAAACAATTACACTTCTTAGACTCAAGGGTTATGAAGTATTCGATTATACTGAAAGTTTGGACATGGCTCCGGAGTTAGTAGAAAAAGATAGCTGTTGGGAGGTTGAACTATGAAAAAGCTACCAGATGTTTGCAAAGACTGCGCTGAGTATGGCAGTGATTTTTGTGATGATTGTATTACAGAAATAACAAAAGATATGCCAGAGCCAGATAAAATAGTTTTTAGTAAAGCACTAAAAAATATGGCTAAAAGTCTCATACCTAAAAAAGAATAAAAGAGTTATATCATCAAAGTTAAAAATTGCTATACCATGTGGGATCAACTACTTGATAGTAGGTATTATGCTGGTGGAAAGGTAGTTTGGTTAACTGATGCAGAACTCACATTAGCGCATATCAAATATCCTAAAAAACGATTCAACCCAATATTGGATCCAGATAAATTAGAAGAATACAAAAAATATCTTGACGCTACTATAGAATAAGTATATAAATAACATGTGACGTTGAAGTTCACTGAACGCGGATTGGACTCGGGGGCGGTACCCGACGGCTCCACCATAGATACACTATGCCACTTAGTGGTTGAAGGACTGACATTGCGAGATGTCTGGAATCAATTTGTTGATACCCGCAAGGGAGGAGATTGGATAGTGTGTCTTTGCTGGGGCCGAAATAGGATCGACAAACGAACTAGGCAGGATGGAGTCACCGGGATCTAAGCGCCGTTACCGCGAAGAAAATGATAACTGCAAACACTAACGCAGCGCCAGCAATGGCACTAGCAGCCTAAGAACTGCGAGGGTATGGCTCCACCTAGTAACAGAACGGGCCAAATAATCTGAAAGAAATTTATGACTTATTATTTAGAAAAAAGCATTTGGTATCGTCAGGAATTAATACCAGAAGGCATGAATTTACAGATGCTTAATGATTCGCATCGACTAGACAAGTTGCTAGGTCCAGCTATAGCTGATGAATCTGCGGGCAAGGTTGTAGTGGATCTTGGATGTGGTACAGGACTATTAGGTCTTACTGCACTTCAACATGGCGCATCTTTTGTCTACTTTGTTGAGCGCGATCCACAAATGTTCCATATACTTGAATCAACATTACCAAAACTAGTAGAATCAAACAAATACATGTTGATTAACAGTGACATTGAATCACTTACAGTTGACAACTTTAAAGGCCCCGCACCTGAATTGATAGTAAGTGAATTCTATGGACCTACGTTGTTTGATGAGGGTTATATATTCTACGTTAGACATTTAAAATCACTATTTCAAAATCTTAAATTCATCCCACAATGTTTTGATGTAGAAGTTAACATATGTGATGTTAACTATCGCACACCTATATGGCCAAAAAACAAAATGCTACTTGAGCACTTTCGTTTTATGTACAGCGAAAAAGGTTTCAATAGTAATAGTGCTGCTGACAATTATATTCCCACAGTAAACCCTAGACTACAGGGCAAACTTACTTATGATACAGAAACTGATAGGTTTGACAATTTTGTTATATTGCAGACTATTAAGGGCCAAGAACAGTTAATACATTGTGTCTGTGTTGTACGTCATGGGGAGTATGAACATAGGTATAGTAGTTATGGTTGGTATGTTCCTAAACACAGTAAAACATACAAATATGAAGTTTCTGTGAGTTTAGAAGATGAAGAATCTATGCTACAGCCGAGATTTAAAAAAATTAAGTAGCATACAGACGGCAAAAATCGAAAATATAGTTTGAGAGGCTGGGTGAAAGAATGTGCCCATAAACTGGGGTTAGGACATTGGATTACTAATAGTGGTCATACAAAACGCACCACTCCGAAACTGTAGGTTACTAAATATCAGCGGCTTCGGCCGCTTTTTTATTGGAGACACAGATGGAACCAGAACCAAAAACCCTTTCAGACCACGTAGCAAGATCATTAACCTTGTTCTTTAGATGGTTTGCAGATACATTTTTTGCAAAGCGTTATGGACACCGTGCAGTTGTGCTGGAAACTGTTGCAGGTGTTCCTGGCATGGTAGCAGGTATGTGGAATCACCTACGCAGTCTGCGCCGTATGCAGCCAGATGATCGTGGATGGATTAAGACGCTGCTAGACGAAGCAGAAAACGAACGTATGCATTTGATGATCTTTATTGAAATTGCAAAACCAAATTGGTTCGAACGTGCATTGGTATTGTTTGCTCAATTTGTATTTTGGCACTTTTACTTTATACTATATGTGTTCTTTCCAAAAACTGCACACCGTATGATAGGTTATTTTGAAAACCAAGCAGTTGTTAGTTACACACAATACCTAGAAGAAATAGACGCTGGCCGTGTGGAAAATATACCTGCACCTAAAATTGCCATTGAATATTATAGCCTGTTACCAGACGCAAAATTACGTGATGTTGTTATTGCTGTGAGAGCAGATGAACAAGGTCACGCAGATGTAAACCATGGAATGGCGGATCAGCTTATTAAGGATCAATAAAACTGTTGACAAATAACGCTGTATACGCTATGTTGTCTAAACATAAATAAACATAGAGGAACACTACAATGGCTAAAAAAGGTGGCAAATCCAAAGGTGCAGTTTCTGCTGGTATCCACAGCAACGTAAAAGCATCAGTTCTTAACTCCATCCGTCGTGACTACATGGCAAGCGGTGAGCGTCTTATGAATCAACTCCGTGCTTTCCGTCAGCGCAAGAACGTTATGGTTACTATCGAGAACCCCAACAAGAACGAAACCAACAAACGCTTCATTCGTGTTCCTGCTACTCAGGTTTGGAAACAATTGAATGGATAAAGACAGTTTGCCAGTAGAAACAGATAGCTTTGAGCTCTCGTTCCGCTTACTTGGTAATGAGATAATCGCTATGCAACTTTCTAGTACAAGTACTAAAAAGAATTGGATCATTTTTGGTCTAATATCACTGGTTCTACTGGCATTCTTGGCTAACCAGCTTACACCCTTACTATTGGCATTAACACCATCGGTATAAAATGAGTATGCACCTTGTTGGACCGTACCTCACTACCACGAAGTACAACTCCAAGCAGAAAAAGAACAACAGCAAAAAGTTAGAAAAATCAAAGCAAGAGCACGAGGCCTATCTCAAGTCTCTGGGGGTTGGTAAATCTAAACCTCCAGTTGACAAACGAGGTAAACGTGTTGGACTTTATGATTTACCTAACTTGAAAGAAGACTTGAGGATTTCAGTAAAGACTAGTGACACTGTAGGTAATGGTGCTGCTAGAGAAGAAAAGAAATACACTGGGACTCTTATTAAAGGAATTGCTACTATGCACAAGAGCAATGCTGTTCCGATTATAAATCAAACTCAAGCAATTGAGGTTAGCACCATGCGTAGAAATTAACTACGCATGGTTTCGCTATTTTAACAGGATAAATATCTAGTTATGTTTTTAGGATTCGTTGTATTATTTACAGCACTTACAATTTCGTCTGTTGCTATATACTATAGTGTGGCTGGTTTAGTTGCTATATTTGCGGCCGCAGCCCTGCCAATTGCGATTATGGGTGTTGCACTGGAAGTCGCAAAGTTAGTAACAACTGTTTGGTTACACAAATTTTGGAATCAATCAGTATGGTGGCTAAAAACCTACCTATCAATATCAGTAGTAATACTGATGCTTATTACAAGTATGGGTATTTTTGGTTATCTTTCCAAAGCCCATATTGAACAAACTGCACAAGCCGAGCAAGGTTTACAAGAAATTCAAAGAATAACAACTCAAATAACTGAATACGAAGCTGATTTAGTAGAATTAAAATCAGACACTGATATTATAAAAAATTCCGGTTCTAGTCGTGATCAGGAAATACAATCACAAATTGATTTAGAACAACAAAGGATTGATTCAGCTTATACTAGAATACAACCAGCTATTGACGAACAAAATTCTATTATTTCTAAAGAAGAAAGTCGGTTGGGTGGGAGCGTAACACTATATCAAGAGCAAATAGCGGCTATTGATAAAAATCTATCTAGTATTGAAGCAAATATAGCATCTGGTAATGTTGAAGCTGTTCAAGCACTAGTTGGTGTTGAAGCTGATGGTAATCTAGGACCTGCTACGGAACGTGCTATTGATTCTTACAGGACTGCTCAGTCTTCAGAACGTCAACGTTTGACTAGCTTGATTGCCACCGAAAGTAAAAATATAACATCACCAGTTATAGATGCTGCGAGGTCTGAAATACAGAGACTGCGTGGTCTAGCTGAGCAAGAAATTGCAAAATCAAACGAACTAATAAATCGGTTGAGATCACAAATAGGCACAGCCAATACTTCTGATATAGACCAGCAAGTAAAAATTAACAATGAAAAAATAGACAAGTTAAATCAGAGAATATCAGAGTTATCTGATCAAAAGTTTAAACTTGAAACAGAATACCGTAAGCTGGAAGCTGAGGTTGGACCAATAAAGTATATTGCAGAATTCATTTATGGTGAAAGTGCAGATAAAACTCTATTGGAAGACGCAGTTAGGTGGGTTATCGTTATGATAATTTTTGTGTTTGACCCACTTGCTGTATTGTTATTGATTGCAAGTCAGTACACATTTGATTTGCAACGATCAGTAAAAGTCTTGCCAGAAGTGGTGAGCATTAAAAAAACAAAAAATGAATTACCCAAATCTACTACCAAAAAAACAAGAAAACGAGTGGACAAAACTCAAAGAGGAACTGAAATTGTGGATCAAGTTGGAGAAGAAGAAACTCCAAAATTTGACCGATCAGTTGAAAGTGACACCACGAACTTGACACCCGAAGAGAGACATGCTATACTTGAAGAAACAGAGAACATGGATTCTTGGAAAATTGCAAAAAAGTTATGGAAAGAACAAAATCCAGACCTTAACTTAAAGTCTTTTAAAGACGACTTTCTAAGAGGAAGAATTGATACACTTCCCTGGGAGCCGTTTGTTGATAATCCAGG